CTGTTGACAATAATGCTAGGATGGACTTAGGAAGTTTTATCCAATTCGAAGAAATCGAACAATTTGGTACTGACATAGGCAAACTAGGAACATTTGCAGACAGTTTTATTGGATTTACTCAAGCCGGCAGCATGATACTTTACACGGGGGCAGGAGTGCCAGCAACCTCTATAGGGGAACCCGGAACGCCGATAGGCGCAATTGCTATTGACAGCAACTACATTTATTACTGTGTTGCAGAATATGACGGTGTAACAGATATTTGGCGCAGAACACCTTGGGCAGAATCAAGTTGGTAAATATACTAAACGGGGCAGACAATGGCAATAGAATCAATCAATGTAGGTAATATAGCGAACGATGGCACAGGTGACGATCTTCGAGAGGCGTTTATCAAAGTCAACAATAACTTTGTTGAGGTTGACAACCGAATTACTACTTTACCTGTACAAGGAGAGAACCTTGGGGTGGCAGGCGAAGGCATATTTGCAGGGAAAAATCAAAACACCTTGCAATTTAAAAAAGTTGTCGGCGGCACTAACACCTCTGTTACTTCTACAAACAATTCACTAATAATAGATACTACGGGAGGATTAGATGATTTTCTTGTACTAACAGATAATGGCCATATTACCATAGACGGCTCTGCCCCATTAGGTATCCAAGGCGGTGACATAATTGAAACTAGATCTCCTGGAACAACTGTATTTATTGATTTGAAAAATACAGGCATAGTTGCGCACGATATTAATCCTACCTTATCAAGTCATTTGAAATCTAACGGTAATAATATAGAAAATGCAGGTACAGTTTTTGCTAATAGTTTTGCTGGGCCTTTAACAGGACTTGTTCACGGAGTAGATATTCGAGAGATCAATAAATATTTTGATAATAATTGGGATTTTGGCGCTATCATACCAGAATATTCAAATGCTATTGAATACTTAATCGGAACTTCCGACATAGACATGGGCTCGTTCATCGGAGAGGATGTTGCAGTTTTCAATATCGATCTTGGATTTATTGCGTAATTTATGAATAACTTATGGACTGCAAGATCAGGAACTAAACTTGCCATATTAGAGGAAAACGTTTTTGCCTCGGTCAATCTTCCTGTTGACCCTAATGCGGAAGTTGAGGTGATAAGTGGAAACCTTCCGGACGGATTAAATCTAGCAAACAATATTCTAGCAGGAATTCCTGCTGAAGTTCCGAGAAATACAGTATATAGATTTGTTGTTAGAGCAAAGTTATTATCAGAGATTCAAGACAGAACATTTTCTTTGGAAGTCCAAGGAGAAGACGAGCCTGTTTGGCAAACTCCGGAAGATCTCCTTCCTGTTGGAAAAAATGGAACATTCTATATCCTAGACAATTCACCGGTTGACTATCAACTTGAGGCAATAGATCCAGATACTGCCGCCGGTCAAGAATTAAAATATTTTATAGCAAACGACGGAGGCGAACTTCCGCCTGGCATCACACTAACTGAAAGTGGTAGATTAATCGGAGTTGTTGATCCTATCCTTGCTCTCGAGAAAGAAGCTGCTGATGGTAATTTTGATCAAGGAAGATTCGATCGATATCCTTATGATTTTGCTATACAGAGCAATCTTGGCTTTGACAGTTATTTCTTTGATGTCAGCCTGTTTGAAGAAGGAGAATCCGAGCAGGAATTTTTAGAACAAGGTCAAGAAGAAGGATACGACGAAGAAACGCTTGAATTCTTGCAAGATAATCAGTTGGGATACGATGCGCGTCCATATGCTCTGTCTACTCCTGTTAAAACTCCAAAAAAACTGAACAGATTTTATCAATTCACAGTATCTGTTTCGGATGGTGATACTATTGCAGAAAGAACTTTTAGAATTTTTGTAGTCGGAGACGATTTTCTAAGAGCAGATAATGTCATAATGCAGGTAGGAACAGGTATATTCACAGCAGATAACACCTACCTAAGAACACCTATATGGCTTACTCCTAGTGACCTCGGCGTAAGAAGAGCAAATAACTTTGTTACACTTTTTCTTGATGTGCTAGATCCAAACGACCTTGCAGGTATCGTTACATATGATTTACTTTCAGTAAACAACGACGGATCAAGAAGCGAGTTACCCCCAGGCATGATTTTTGATAGAAACACTGGAGAAGTTTTTGGTAGAGTTCCTTACCAACCTGCAGTTACTAGAGAATACAAGTTTACTGTAAATGCTCGTAGAATTGAATCTGGATCAGACACTGTGCAACTACAACAATTTGCAGTAGATTCCGTTGCAAAAAATTCCACGGAAATCAAAATTAACAAAATAGGAACGCTAGCAAGCAAGGCAGTAGGTAGAACTTTTTCTATAACTGGATTATCATATACTGTTGAGTCAATAGATGTAAGAAATACTCAATTCGATGTAATTTCAATCGATCAACCTTTGTTTGAAAATATAAGGCAAGGCACTGAGATTGATCTAGGTCTTGTCACTGTTGCTTCTCAAGAAATAGCAGAATCGCCTAAAACTTTCACTGTGAGATTGATTGGAGATATAGACAGTACAATCAATTGGCTAACAAACAGCGATTTAGGTACAATACCAAGTAACTATATATCCATCCTAAGTGTAAGGGCAGAGACAACTGTGCCCGACAGTTTTCTATTGTATACGCTAGAAGAAGGATCTCTCCCTCCAGGCCTAGAACTTTCTTTCTTTGGGGAAATAACCGGCAAAGTTGATAATGCTAGTGTTACAGAAAATACCGAATATCAGTTTACAGTTAGAGCAAGAGACCAATTTGGCTTCAGTGCAATTACCCGTCAATTTTCGATTACTGTTTTAAATCAAGATGAAACAGTTTACAGTAATGTATACTACAAGCCACTATTGCCTATAGAATCTAGAAATAATTTTAGACGCTTTCTTAGTGATCCTGAAATATTTCAGTCTGATCTGCTTTACAGACAGAGTGACGAGAACTATGGTGTCCAACGCGAGCCAAAGATTCTTGTTTATGCAGGAATTGAGACCGTACAAGCTGAAAATTACGTTGTAGCTGCTAGTAGATTTGCAGCAAGAAAACAGCTAAAGATACGTACAGTAAAAAAAGCAGTTGCAAAAGAGCCAGGTAGTAATCGAGAAGTATATGAAGTAATCTATCTAGACTTATACGATCCTTATGAAGACAAAGGATCTGTGTCAAAAACACGCAGAATTAAAAATGGCGCAAGTATTACTGTGGACAGCATAAGTGCTACTCCTAACAATCCCCTATATGATACTTCTATACTAAATTATATTTTGTTGGAAACAAGAAATAATGTTGGGATGAAAATATACTCTACTAATATATTCAAAATAGGAACTCGAGACGGCGATGCTGAAATAGTCTTAGATAATAGTCTTAGTGTGGCTGCACGAGATGGAGATGTAGATCTGCCGTTCGAACAGGGTTCTGCTACAAATATTGACTATAGACCTGACCCAGAAAACACAATTAAAACAGACACAAAAGCAGTGTTAGCAAGCGACACTCAAATACATACAAAATTCATAAGCAATACTAGCAACATACGAGATGAATTGAGAGAAATTGGCAAAACAGAACGAGACTTCTTGCCTTTATGGATGAGAACTGCCCAAGAAGGATCACTGCAGGAATTAGGCTTTACTCTTGCAGTGCCACTTGCGTATTGCAGGCCTGGCACTGCTGACACTATTCTTAGTGCAATTCGAGTGAGCAAATTTGATTTTAGGCAGTTAAACCTTGAAGTCGATAGATTTGTCATAGACGCAGTTGAAGGCAGCAGCGATGACTCTTATATACTTTTTGCGAATAGAGAATTCACGCTAGGATAAATATGGTACGGAGATACTAAATGGCAAGTGAAATAAACACAAATAACATAGACACAGAATATCCAAGAGCAGGAGAGGATAATCCTACCCAGGGACTTAGAGATAATTTTGTTTCTATTAAAGACAACATCGACACTGCTAAAACTGAAATCGAAGATCTACAGGATAACACTGCACGCACCGACGAGTTAACAAACTATAATAGTAGCACTATTTTTAATGCTGGACTTAGGTCTGTTAGCAAAGAAACACTTGACCTTGGAAATGTAGACCAAGATACTGAGATTAGTTTTGCAGATAGTTCTTATCAAACTATAACTGTAAATAATAATATTGTTTTAACATTTGCTGGTTGGCCAGAATCAGGAAAGCAGGCATCAATCTGGTTAGAAATTTCAAGAGGAGATAACCTCAACCTTAATCCTACAGTAATTATAGATCCAGTAGATAGTCAAGAAATTAAATACGACGGTCGATGGACAAATCCTTTTTTACTTGCAAATAGTGATAGAACTTTTCTAGTTGAAATATCAAGCGCAGATAATGGAAATACTTTATATGTTTCTTATCACGGTGCCTATAATACAGGATTTGATGATTCGTATGATATAAGAAATCTACTAGTTACAAATGATGTTGCTATTAACGGAAATCTGATTGTAAACGGCTCTTTACAGGTTCCCGACGTAGAAATTCCAGTTGATCTTGATGCTCTAACGGACGTATCTGCAGCAGAGCCTGCAGACAAAGAAGTGCTTAGATATAACCTAACTACCGAACAGTGGGAATCTGTTTATGGTGATCTTGTTAATATTGAAGTGTCAGTGATTGATAACGGTAACGGCACCCAGGACGAATTTCACTTTGACGGCGAACTTGTAGGTGATATTAATTTTGTTTGGGAAGTCGGTACGACTTATAGATTAGATCTATCTGATCCTACTAACGAAAATGCTCCTTTGCGTTTTTCAACAACTCCTGATGATAATGTTCCTGACAGTATTACTGAATATACAGACAGGGTAACGATTGAAGGAACTGCAGGAGAAGCAGGAGCTTTTGTAGAAATTGAAATCACAGAAGATACTCCAAACCCACTTTATTTGTATGCAGACGAAACAGGATTAGATACCAGCCTCATCGGCAGAGGCGAAGACGGCGCACTAGATGTTGGTATAAAAAGAAAAGGTGCTGTTTTTGAAACTGTGAAATCTTCTGTGCTTGATAGCAACGGAGAAACTGTGTTTGATTATGACGAAAACACTGTAGTAGGCCGTGTGGCACCGTCTGAGCTTGTGATACCAGTAGTAACAACGGCAGACAGAGACGAATTGCCTACGAACCAAGGCACCTTGATTTTCAATGAAGATAACGGTAATTTAGAGATTTTTGTCACTGCAACTGGATGGACCGCGTTAGCCTATGTTGTTTAATCCTCTAGCTGATAGTTTTGAAGATCTAACAGACTCTCAATTACAAGAAAAAGTACAGGATCTCACTCGACGCTATTATCAGACAAGCAACCCTGGGCTGCAGAATCAGATTGCGGTTATGCTTGATATGTTCCGCCAAGAACAAACCGCAAGAATGTATAAGCAAAAACAACAGGATGATGACGATCCTGATCTTGACAATCTAATCAATATCAATTAAAATACATAATGCTTATGAAAACTGACGATCTCGGTATTCCAAGATTTTCTAATCGCGATCTTGTCGACATGATTTACTCTGGTAACACAGACAAAATCCATGTGGTTCTCTGCGACGAATCAGAAGACGTGGATAAATTCAATCACGCAGCACAAGAAAACGGCTTGCCGGAGTTACAGAAGTATATCGCTATTGACGCGGACAAAACAGAGTTCGACTCAGTGTGTCAGTCAGAATGGTTAATGCCAGAAGAATACTCAAAAATTGATCTTTCAGAATATTTGATCTATAGAGTATCAGAAGAGCTAGACATAGATCCAAGCGATGTTTGGAAGAAAAAGGATCTGCCTGAGATCAAAAGGATAAATGAAGAACTAGAAGCATATCAAGAGCACGACTTGTTTAATCTACTACGCTATATGATCTATCTTGTAGATTTCATGCGAGAGAATGATATCGTATGGGGGGTTGGAAGAGGGTCTTCGGTTGCTAGCTATGTGCTATACCTCATAGGCGTGCATAGAATAAATTCAATTCAATATCAACTGGACTGGCGAGAGTTCTTGAGATAAGTACATACATAATAGGAGATTGAGATGGACAAAGGTAGAAAAGTTTATAGAACAATGCAGGGTAAACAGGTAGACATGGATCTGCTTAGACAGAGAAACGAACTTACACCTGCTGTGGGAAATGCAAAAGTAAATGCAAGAGGTGACGAACTAGGCCGCGGCGGAGAAATTGTAAGGAAACGTGAAGAACTTGTAAGAGATCATTATAATAATTCAAAGCCTGTGCCTGATGAGATTCCTACAAAAAAACAGTCTCAAATATCAGAAAAGGATCTAGTAGACGATTGGGAAGATCCTGAGCCAACAGGCAGCTGGGTAGAAGACGAAGATGGCAATTTTGTTAAGAAGGAGGATGAATGAGCCAGAATGTAAATCCTGTTGAAGGAGAGTTTAGAGCAATCGGTAACCGTGTTCTTGTTTCACACATGGAATTTGGAGAACAGGTTACAAAAGGCGGCATCGTGCTTACAAGCGACGACGGCAAAACACGAGGTGTTCACCCGCGCTGGGGCAAGGTTTATTCAAAAGGCCCTCTAAATGAAGATACAGAATATTCAGTAGGTGATTGGGTTCTTGTAGAACATGGACGCTGGACACGGGGATTTTCAATTGAAGAAGACAACGGAGAAGTTATCGAACTAAGAATGGCAGAGGCAGAATCTATTCTAGGCTATTCTCATGAAGCCCCAGACGGTGTCATGCTCGGCAATGAATATTCAGACGGAGAATCTGCCACAGTAGATCCCTCATCATTTGTTCGCACTTGAACTTGACTCCTCTACTATAAGGTGCTATACTTTATAAAACAGTAGAGGAGTTTTATTTTGGACGGAATGATAGATCTTGAAACACTTGGCGTAGAACCCTACAGTGTCATCCTTACACTTGGTGCTATCAAGTTCGATCCTTATTCGGAGGAAGAACCACACGGCGAGTTATATCTCAAACTAGACACAGAAGAACAGGAATCGCTAGGCAGAGAGATAGATGACAATACTCTTGCTTGGTGGGCGCAGCAGTCTGAGTCTGTGCGAAATGAAGCACTGTCCGAAGGTGATAGAGTCTCTGTAAAACAATTTCTAAAAGAGATTAATCGATTCTGTGTGGGATTAGACTATCTATGGTGTCAAGGTCCTCTATTTGACTACGCAATGCTACAGAACCTCTATCGGCAGGCAGCCGAACCTTGTCCTTGGAACTTTTGGCAGATTAGAGATTCGCGCACACTGTTTGCTATGATGCCGGTTGATCCTCGCAAGCAGATACAAGAAGAACTTCATAACGCTTTAGCGGACTCCTATTATCAGGCTAAATGCGTACAACAGACTTACAAACACTTTGGAGTAACAAAACGATGAAGAAATTATGGGTTGAGGCGTATCGCCCGAAAACCATAGACGGCTATGTGTTCCGTGACGCAGAACAACGTAAACAGGTAGAAACCTGGATCAAGGACAAAACAATCCCGCATCTGCTGTTTTCAGGCAATGCCGGTATTGGCAAGACTACACTAGCAAAACTCCTATTCAATGAACTGGATATCAATGATTTAGACATACTGGAAATTAACGCTTCGCGCACGAACTCTGTAGATGATGTTCGAGACAAGATTGTAAACTTTGTTCAGATGATTCCGTTTGGCGACTTTAAGGTTGTGCTGTTAGACGAGGCTGACTATCTGTCGCCAAACGCACAAGCAGCACTGCGTGGTGTAATGGAAGAGTATCATACCACAGCACGGTTCCTACTAACCTGTAACTATCCAAACAGAATCATTCCTGCTATTCATTCGCGCTGTCAGGGTTTTCATATTGCGAAAATTGACATGACGGAGTTTACTGCTCGAGTGGCTGAGATTCTAATTTCGGAAGGTGTAAATCCTGACTTGGATATTCTTGATACCTATGTAAAAGCAACCTATCCTGACTTGAGAAAGTGTATCAACACTGTTCAGATGAATGTGCAGGACAACAGTCTGCTCGCGCCGCACGAAGGCGACACAGGAGAAGCAGACTGGAAACTGGACATGGTTGAACTGTTCAAGGAAGGCAAGATTCAGGAAGCAAGAAAACTGCTGTGCGGCACTGTGCGTCCAGAAGAGATGGAAGAAATCTATCGCTGGCTGTATACCAATATCGAACTGTTTGGCGGCACAGATGAACAGCAGGATCAAGCAGTGCTTATTATCAAGCAGGGACTTGTGGATCACACACTAGTAGTTGATCCGGAAATAAATCTTGCTGCTGTGCTAATTCGCCTCGCAAGGAACATGGAATGAAAACTCCAGAAGAGATCGATTTTATATACGCTCAGTTGGCAGAAGAATATCCTGAATATCGAAACTCAAAACCTGCTGCTAAAATACACAAAGACGCTTACAAGAGTCTAATAGGTGTAATGCTGAGTGCGCAGAGTCAAGACAGGCGCACAGCACAGGCAAGTCGTCAATTGTTTGCTCTTGCAGATAATCCTTGGGATATGGTAAGACTAGATAGAGATACTGTTATCGAAGCAATTCGCCCAGCAGGCTTGTTTCAAGCAAAATCCAAAAACATTCTCGCAACCTCACAGATGCTAATTGACGAGTACGACGGCAGAGTGCCTGAGACGCAGAAAGAACTTATGCGGCTGCCTGGCGTAGGCAAAAAGAGTTCAGATATTGTGATGCGCTTTGTGTATGGTGCACCTAACATTGCAGTGGATACCCATGTGTTTAGACTGCTGTGGCGTCTTGGGTGGACAGACAGTTTAGACGAAGGCAAGTCTAGTGTGACAGTAAATGAAACCACACCAGACAAATACAAGTATGCTGCACATATGCAGTTGATTACACACGCCAAACTAGTGTGTATAAGTAGACAGCCGAGATGCAGTGAGTGTATACTACAAACAGTATGTGAAAAGAAAGACATAGGCGTACCCAAGTATCGCCTAAGAGAAGTTGAAAAGGAAAGAACATGACATATTTGGTCACTGACAACTGTATCAAATGCAAATATCAGGACTGCATTTCTGTATGCCCAGTAGATTGCTTTTACGAAGGCGAAAACATGCTGGTAATCGATCCAGAAGAGTGCATCGACTGTGGTGTATGTGTGCCAGAGTGTCCCGCTGATGCTATTGTGCCTGACAACGAATTAGAAGGTGATATCAGAGTGTTCTGGGAACGGATAAACTCAGAGTATGCACAAAAGTGGCCCAATATCACAGAAATGCGAGAAGACGATGTGCCTGAAGATGCTGCTGATTGGGACGGCGTTGAAAATAAATTCGACGAACACTTTTCGCCAGAGCCCGGCAAGGGGGACTGACATGAGTAGAGTCGGGAAACGCTTCTTCTATAAAATTCGCATGCCTGTGTCGATAATCTCCGGGCTGCTAGCAGTTTCCGGTGCAATACACGTCACAGATACATACGGCTCTAGTTTCACAGAAGTTGTTGCAGCAGTTTTGCTTGCTCTCGTCTACATATTCGGTGTCCTTCTGTTTGTTGCTCCGCTGATTATGATACTGCTAGAAACCTACGAAAAGGCTCGAACAGAGATACAAGAAGAAAACAACTACATTATCGAGATATTAAAACATGATTAACGCAATTTTAGCAGTAGACGACAAAGGTGGTATCGGTAAGGATGGCATGTTGCCTTGGCCCAAATGTGAAGAGGATCTTGCCTACTTCAAGCGAATGACTGATGGCAAAACTGTTATCATGGGTTCTGCTACTTGGCAGAGCAAAGGCATGCCCAAGCCACTGCCTAACCGGCGCAATGTAGTTGTTACTCTTTCACCAGAGAAACATCCTGGTGCTGACGACTATATTCCTCGGCAGGGCATGTCTCTCACTGACAGCGTCAACAGCCTAAAGGACTGGCGGGATATTGAGCCACTGTTTATCATAGGCGGAGCAAGGCTGATAAACGCAGTGTTTCTCATGATAGACAGATTCTATCTTACGAGAATTCCCGGAGACTACGACTGCGATACATTTCTTCCCATTGATAGAATTGAGAACGAATTTCATAGAACTGTTGTAGCAAAGGGACACGAAGCAATATTTGAGACTTGGTATAGAATTCGATGACAAACAGAGCCCGAGGAACACGCTCCCGAGATGCTGAAATTGGTTCTTCAATTGTAGAACACATAAACAAGAGCAGTTCGCAGTATCCCACAGAAGTGGGTGCTCCTAGTTTCGATTTGGTGGATGTCACTAAGCAGAAAGACATCATGCTTAACGTTGCAAGAATGCATGCTCAGCAGGAGTATAACAGAATCATGCAGATGGTAACTGTTCTACAGCAGCAGGCAGAATCTATTCAGAGAAGAATGACTATTACTGATGCGGTACATGCGGCAGAATATCAGTTTTCTCCATCGCACGGTGGTTGTTATTGGTTGGTAGAGGATCTTGATGCGGGTGTTTGGAGACTTTCTCTTACAGGACCCAAAGAATGGAGCGCAGGTGCTCCAGAACAGTATGCATATTTTGCTCGAGTAAAATGGCTGGGGGACTATACCTGGATTGAAGTAGACGAAAACGGTAATCCCATAGAAGGAGAGGACAAATGGAACAGCAATATCTAGACGCTCTAACGCGAGTAATAACAGACGGCACAGACAGTGAAAATAGAACAGGCGTAAACACTCGTGCTCTGTTTGGCTATCAGATGAGATTTGATTTGTCAGAAGGGTTTCCTGCGCTAACTACAAAACGGTTAGCCTGGAGAGCAGCAGTGTCAGAACTGTTATGGTTCCTGGAAGGCAGCACAGACGAACGCAGACTGTGTGAAATACAGCACGGCACAAGAGATCCTGCAAAAAACACAATCTGGCGTGCGAACGCTGACAAACAGGGAAGAGATTTAGGCTATAAAAATACGGATACTGTGAAAGAACTCGGTCCTGTGTATGGGGCGCAGTGGAGAAATTTCTCAGGCGTGGATCAGATTGCGTGGTTGATTGAGGAAATCAAACACAACCCCTCCAGCAGACGTTTAATTGTATCGGCATGGAATCCTGCTGAAATTTCCCAAATGGCACTGCCGCCATGTCATACACTGTTTCACTTTTCTGTGCAAAATCACAAACTAAGTTGTCAGTTATACCAGCGTAGTGTAGACAGTTTCCTTGGCTTGCCGTTCAATATTGCCAGTTACAGTCTGCTTACACATATGATAGCACAAATCACAGGCTACAAAGTGGGAGAATTTATCCATACTTCGGGCGACTTGCACATCTATCACACGCACTTTGATGCTGTGCGAGAACAGTTAACTCGTTCTCCTCGAACTGTGCCTACACTTCGCATGCCTGAATTCCAGTCACTTAACGGTTTGTTACAAACAGCACCAGATGATTATACACTGGAAGGCTATGATCCACATCCCGCTATCAAGGCTCCTATGGCAGTATGAAACCGCCTATGATTGATCCAAAGGAAAAATGGAGTAGAAGATTTGCTTGGCTACCTACTCGCAGCACAAAATCTTCCCGCATCATCTGGCTGCAAAAATACTGGCAGGTTGATATCTACATGGATTCATGGGGCAAAGTTCCTATTACAGGACTAAAATGGCAAAGACGATTAACTGATAATGAAGTTTTACTACAGCAGATACAATACCCCAAGGAGTAACTATGTGGTGGTTTAGATTTTGGAATTGGTGTTCGAAACAACAAGGTTGGCAGTCTCTAGCAGGTGTGGTATATTTGATAATATGCATATTTGATTTTGTTGTTGTTCCTGCATGGATTGGCATAAACAGAGTAGATACCACAGCATTATTTCAAGCAATGCAGGGTGTCAATCTTGATGCTGTTGTGCAGTTGAGTCTTATCGAAGCGCTTACCTACCAGCATGAACCTTTCACACTGCAGGCAGGCGGATTGTTCCATCTGTCTTTCGGTGCAATACTGACAGGAAGTGCTCTGTCAC